AATTCTCCAACCGGCTCTAATAATGAATATGCCGCAAGTTTGGCTGGCACTTTTTTACTGCCAGCAACCTTCACAGCTTATACTCCATTAAATCAAGTTGGCTCTGCTAACGAATGGTGCTAACCGTAACTGATGATAACACTAAGACCCGCTGCTACACGCGGTAATCCTAGAGCCCCGTTTATCACGAGTTACAGAACATTCAGCTTTCCCAGCTATTACGATGCTCGCTATATGAACTATAGCGATTTGCAAACCATCAACGATGATCGAGTTCAGTATGCTTGGCAAGTGCCCTGGCACGAACATCGTAACATGGAAATCTTTGGCTATGTGGTTTCTGGAAGCAGTCATCATGTGGACAGTCTTGGAAACGATGTACTAGTGCCAGCTGGTGCTGTTCAGCGTATGAGTTGTGGTCGTGGTATCGGCCACACCGAAGGCAATACTGCCAACACGCCCAATCGCTACTTGCAGTTATGGATCAGGCCCAATGAGTTTGACACCGAGCCTGCTCATGCCTGGCACGAGTTTAGCAGAGAGGACAAGTTAAATCGTTTTTGCGACATCACAGCTCGATTGCCCATCCGTCAAGATGCCAGGTTACTGGCCGGCATTTTTACTGAGGATTTTTCTTTTGACATCAACCGGCATAGACACTACTACCTGTACACAGTCACAGGTGTCGCAAACATAAATGGCCATGCCGTGGCCGAAGGTGACGGCATGGCTTTTGAATCAGAACACCAGATCCTGATACAGGATCCTCGAGAATCTGAAATAATCTTGTTTGACCTGGTCTAGACCTTGAACCAACCCAGATACTGATGCACACGATCAACGACCGCAGTCCAGTTGCCCATGCTGGGTTGACGGAACAATCTGGCTGTGCTGTACCACGGACTGGAATCTCGATCCAGCAACCAGCGCCAGTCCAACGCAAACCAATTCAGCATGACCCAAACTGGTCTTCCTAGCGCACCACTCAGATGTGCAACCGCGGTGTCTACGGCCAAGACCACGTCGCAGTTCATGATCAAGGCTGCAGAATCAGCAAACGACTGTACCGATCCTGGATAGCAAGCCACACCTGATGCTGCGAGTGCATCGTTTTCTTCCTGGGTACAATCTACCTGCAGATTGATCCACTCATAACCGGGATTGCGCTGGATCAATCGCAACATGTCACCAAACTGCATGCCCTTGTGACGATTGATCCAGGTATCTCTACGACCCGACCAACAAAATCCCACTCGTAGACGGGTTTTTGGACCCAGGCGATCCTGCCAGGCACGCACAAGATCAGTGGGCGGAGTCAGATAATACTGTACATGTCCCAGGTTGTCCAAGGTAGTGCCCAGCACGCCCGGTATACTCATGATTGGTATCCAAAAATCAAAACCTTCGGGAGTTTCTTCGTAGGGTATAAAACGTTCCACACCCGAGATGCACCTAAACAGCGGTATGAGACTGGCATTCACATGCACCCAGACTCTAGCACCTCGACTGATCAAGTCGCCCACAAAGCGTATGAACTGCAAGTTGTCGCCGTGCCCTTGCTCGCCCACTACCAACACAATTTGATCCTTGATGTCCTGTCCGGTCCATCTGGGCTGTTGGTATTTGGGCAACAGTCCTGCCAGATGCTCGTACTGCCATCTATTTTCGTACTGTGGCCAGCCATTGACATAATTGCCGTCCAAGAGCCAGGCCACAGCCAAGTTGAATCGAGCTGTCACATTGCCTGGATCCAGTTCGATAGCACGTTGCAGGAACGGCACAGCAGCCCGAGGCTCGCCACATTCTCGCAACACATTGCCGTAATTGTTGAATGCAGCTGCACAGTTGCGATCTAGTGCAATGGCCTGCACATAACAGGCCAGGGCCTGATCTGGATTGTTTTGCTCGCGGTGCGTGTTGCCCTGAGCGATAAGTTCGTTGATATTCATAGCAATATTTAATTGAGACGCACAGTCCCGTAAAAATACCAGACCCGTATAAATACTAGTCAGCGCAATGGTGCGCTTTATGCTGAACGGGTCTCCCAACAGCGTACGGACTAGAACTCCGATTGGACTTCTTTAAGGAGAAAACAAATGGGCAGACCATTAAAAATCAAAAAATCAACCACCAAAGACATTGGTTTCAACAACTTTGGTAATGTTGAAGTACCTGTTGTGCCAACTGGCATGACCACAGCAGAATTCTTGGGTGTAGTGGGCGGAGCCAATGCCGGCATCGCTACCAGCTCGTATCCAGTGGTGCAAATCACAGCCAACGTGAACGGTCAGCAAGGCAATGCCTACATTATTACACAAAAAGGTCAGACCAAATACCTGGTTTCGGGCGAAGACTCGGTCACGGCCGGTTCATTTACTCCGGGTTTTTCATATCAGATCCAGAGCCTGGGCAATACCAACTGGACCACAATTGGCGCCGGAATCAATCCGCAAGTGGGTCAGGTGTTTACGGCCAACGGCGTGGGTGCCGGTACAGGCACAGCATCAGATGCTGGCCAATGTGTCTTGGTGGCCAACGCCACAATCACCAGCGGACAAATGAACATGATATTCAATGCCAACGGTGGATCGGCTTATGCCAGCCGCCTTACAAACAAATACATCTGGGATGCTTCAAACACTCGCTATGCCGTGAACTTCTTTGTGGCAGGTACCACGACTCCGCTGTCGTTGGCCAACGTCACAATCACCGGCAATGCCGGCACATTCACTTGCTCCAACACCAATATTGGTTTGGGCGAACTGATCACAGTCAGCGGCGCACTGAGCAACGTGGCCACAGGTACAATTTCTGGTTACAGCGATCCAACCATTTATTATGTGACCAACACCAACGGCACAAACACATTCACCTTGAGCACCACAGAAGGTGGCGCTAATATTGTGACAGGTACTGGTAACACAACTGGCTTGACATTCAGCACATCAAGTTCAACCACGTTCAAATCGGGAGCAGATCCAGTGACCTGGACCAACGGCACCGGCAACTTGACTCTGGCACAGGTACAGAATTACACATCATAAAAACCGGGCAAGAGCTTGCAAACGCAGGCTCGCCTACAAATAGTAATACTAACAGGAGACTACCGTGGCCGTCACAAGAATAAAAAACAACCAAATCACTGATGCAATATCAGGAAATAGCATTGTTGGTATCAATGCCAACACCAAGATACAGGACCACAGTATAACGTCGGTCAAATTGTCCAACAACCTAACCTATGGTAGCGATCTTACCATCACAGGTAATCTGAGCGTGACTGGTACTACTACAGCAGTCGACACTACATACACCAATATCCAAGATCCGTTGATTGTATTGGCAGACGGACAGACCACAGGAAGTCCAACTGTGGACATTGGCTATATCGGTCTACGTGGAAACCAAGCCAACATTGCTCTTATCTGGAATGAGGCCAACAGCACTTTTGCTGCTACCTATACCAACAGCGGTGTAAACGACGACACGATTGTTGCTATCAACAGCTATGCCGACTTCAAGGCCAACAATGTAAACACCGTGACTGATGTTAGTGCTGGTGGTAACGTGTTTGGTGGCAATGTCACAGCCACAACTGATGTTAGTGCTGGTGGCAATGTTACAGCTGCTACCAATGTAAGTGCTGGCAGCAACGTACTGGCCAATACCGATGTAAGTGCTGGTGGTAACGTAACAGGTGGCAATGTAAATGTGACCACTAATGTAAGTGCCGGCGGCAATATATACGGTGCAAATTTTGCAACAACAGGTTCGGGTGGCAATATCACCGGAGCCAATGTTATTTCTGCAACCACAATAACAACCACTGGCGATGTCAGTGCAGGTGGCAATATCATTGCTGGTGTCAATGTCAGCGTAGGCGGAAACGTCTCAGTTGCTGGCAACATCACGGCCACTGGTAATGTTGGCACAAATCAGTACCTGTTTGGTGACGGTTATTATATCAGCAACATCAATGCTGGCAACGTGTCTTCAACAAAAATATTCAATGGTGGCAGTTATGCCAACATAGCCGCCACTGACGGCAACTTGGTAGTGGCTGTTGGCAGTAGTTCAAACATAGTGGCCACATTCTACGACACTGGTATCAACACCAACGGCAATCTCAGTGCCAGTGGTAATATACTAGCCGGAACCGATGTAAGTGCTGGTGGTAACGTAACGGGTGGCAATGTAACTGCTACTACCAATGTATCAGCAGGTGGCAATGTTTTAGCCAATACAGATGTGAGTGCTGGTGGCAATGTAACAGGTGGCAATGTAACTGCTACTACTAATGTAAGTGCTGGCAGCAATGTTCTTGCTAACACTGATGTGTCAGCAGGTGGTAACGTAACAGGTGGCAATGTAACTGCTACTACTAATGTAAGTGCTGGCAGCAATGTTTTAGCCAATACAGATGTAAGTGCTGGTGGTAACGTGTTTGGTGGCAATGTAACTGCCACAACCAACGTTTCAGCTGGCAGCAATGTGCTTGCTAATACCGATGTGTCAGCAGGCGGAAACGTAACTGGCGGCAATGTAACTGCTACAACCAACGTTTCAGCTGGCAGCAATGTAATTGCAGGTACAGACGTTAGTGCAGGCGGTAACGTATTGGCTTACAACAGTGTTTCTGCTAACGGAAATATAGCAGGTGATAATATAATTGCTGGCACTACCATTTCATCAGGTGGCAACATACAGGCTTATGGCACTGTAACAGCTGGTGGTAACATACAGTCCAATCAAAATGTACAGGCTTACCAAGACGTTAGTGCTGGTGGTAATATAATTGCAAACTTCAACGTAACTGCTACAGGCAACGTAACCGGTGGTAACGTAAATGCCACAACTGATGTGTCAGCAGGAGCCAACGTGGTTGGTGGCAACATAGTCACTCAAGGTACTATCACAGCCACAGGTACACTACAAGCCGGTAACATAATCACTGGCGGTTATGTGACTGCTACAGGTAACGTACAAGCCGGTAATATCAACACAGCAGGTGATGTAAGTGCCACAGCCAATGTAAATTCAGGCAATGTAAACAGCGTCACGATCAGTGCTAGCGGTGCAGTGTACGGAGCCAACATCAACAGCAACTATCTCTACAGTGCCAACAGCAGTTTGATTATCAGTGCAGTGGGTACCAATAGCGGTATCAGCATATTCACCAACGGTACAGGCAACATTGGTGTAGGTAACGCCTATATCAACAACTTGGCCAATCCGCAACAGGCACAAGATGCGGCCACCAAGTACTATGTTGACAGTGCAGTACAAGGTCTAGCAGTCAAAACTTCTGTGAGTGTGAGCGAAGTTTCTACATTGGCCAATGTGGCCAATGTGACCAATGTGGCATACTTTAATGGAACAGCCGGAGTTGGTGCCACATTGACTGTGACCAGTACAGCTCAAATCAGCCTGGACGGTGTTGATCTCAGCACATTGCCGGCCAATGCCAGAGTATTGATCCAGAATGAAACTGGATCTGGTGCCAACGATACCAATGCTGCCTGGAACGGTATCTATTACATATCAACCAACAGTCCAACCAGCACTGTGTTTACACGCAGTTTGGACATGGACACACCAAGCCAATTCTACGGTGCATTTACCTTTGTTGAAGATGGTACTGTGTATAAAGCATCAGGTTGGGTATGTACCAACACTGCTGATGCCACTCCGATCACGATTGGTACTACCGCCGTTACCTGGAGTCAGTTCTCAGGTGCGGGTTCTTACACACAAGGCAACGGTATCGCAATCACAGGTACAGTAATCAGTACTAGAATCAACACTGGCAATTTGCAATATGATGGTAGCGGAAACCTACAGGTATCCAGCTATGCCAATTTGACTTATCCAAATATTGGGTCAGCAACTGGTACCACATTGAGCTTGACCGGTAATTTAGTTGCCAGCGCAATTGGTTCAACCGACAGCATGAGTGCTGCTGGTAACGTTTATGCAGCCAATATCAGCACCAGCGGCAACGTGTTTGCTGTGGCCAACATAACTGGTGGCAACTTGTTGACTGGCAACATTGTGAGTGCTGGTGGTAATGTTATTGGTAGCAACTTGTTGACCACTGGATATGTCAGCGCAACTGGCAACCTGTACAGTGGTAATCTCAGCTTGTCGGGCAATGTGTCCAGCGACATAAAAATGTTGGGCAACATTACCGCAGGCGGTTACATAACTGCGGTTGGTAACATCAGCGGCGGCAACGTAAACACTGGCATTGTTTCAGCCAGCGGTAACGTGTACTCGGCCAATGTATTGGCCACAGGCGATATTATTCCTACTGCGGCCAACACATACAATTTGGGTAACGCAACCAACAACTGGCAGAGTTTGTATCTAAGCGGAAGTACCATTTACTTGGGCAACATCCAGCTCAAGCAAACCACAACAAATACTTTCAGCGTAACAACCAGCGATGGTACTACACCGGCTAATTTTGCTACCAACAACATCAGTGCTGCAGGAAATGTCAGTGCTGGTGGCAATGTATTGGCCAATGTCAATGTAAGTGCTGCTGCCAATGTGTATGGTAACAACATTTCAGCCACAACCAACGTGTTGGGCGGCAATGTTTATGCGACCAACAACATCACAGCTGGTGGTAATGTTCTTGCTACCACAGACATAAGTGCCGGTGGTAATGTTCTTGCTACCACAGACATAAGTGCCGGTGGCAATCTAATTGGTGCAAATGTCAATGTCAACTATGTCAATGCCAACAACAATATCAGCGCAGGTGGCAACATTACAGGTGCCAATTTTACAACAACTGGTTCACAAGGCAACATCACAGGTGCCAATGTAATCAGCGGTGTAACTTTGACAGCCAGTGGCAATATCTACGCAAACGGCAGTATCACTGCTGTTGGTAACATTGGATCTGGTCAATACTTGTTTGGTGATGGTTATTATATCAGCAATATCAATGCCGGCAACGTGGCCACAACCAAGATCTTTAATGGCAACAGCTACGCTAACGTGGTTGCAACCAACGGTAATGTTACAATTGGTGTAAACAGTAATTTGGTTGCTACATTTTACAATACCGGAGTCAGTGTAGCTGGTAACATACAAACCAATGCGTTTGTGCTTGGTGCCAACTTGAGTCTGAGTGGTAATGTTGACGGTGCACTCAATGTGGGTGGCAATGTGACTGGTGCTAACTTGATAGCAGTTACTGATGTCACAGCAGGTGGTAATGTAAATGCCAGTGCAGTTGGTGTACAAACCACTGTCAGTGCAGGTGGTAACATTTATGGTGCCAACCTAGCAATTACTGGATATGGAACAGTGTCAACGGGTGGTAATATAATCGCTGATATCAACATCAGTGCTGGCGCCAATGTTATCGCAGGCAATGTGTTCACAGGTGGATTGATTAGTTCGGTTGGTAATATCACAGCTGGCACTTTGCTTTATGTAGATACCACAGACGGCACAGTGTTGATTGGTAACAACACACCAGTATCCAGTTCGATCTTGACCTTGAACAGCACTACCAGCTTTGTGGTACCAACTGGTAACACTGTACAACGTCCAGCAACAGGTTATACAGGTATGGTGCGTTTCAATACCAGCCAGAACAATCTGGAAGTGTACGACAATGCACAATGGAGTCCGGTGGGTTCAACCACGTTTACTGTAATCTCAGATCAACAGTTTGCTGGTGATGGCGCAACAGTGAACTTTACACTGGGCAGCACACAAACTACCAACAGTTGCTTGGTCAGTATCAACGGTGTGGTACAAATTCCAACCCTGGCTTATGCTGTGTCTGGAACCTACCCAACCTGTGTGCTCACATTCACAGAAGCTCCAGAAAGCGGTGACGTGATTGACGTAAGAGAAATCACAACCACGGTGACCTTGTATGAATTGGCCAGTACCAGTGGCAATGCCAGTGTAAGCGTAAGCAACACCAGCGCCGAAGTGGACATCAAGGGTAATTTGGTAACTACTCTGAGTGCAAGTGCTCCGGCTCTGACTACCAACGCAACCATGAGCTTCCAGTTGGTCAACAACACCACTCTAGCATTTGTGGTGCGTGGCACAGACGGCGTGACAAGAACTGCTACTGTGACGCTGGCTTAATAGCTGCAACGCTCTAGAAAAAATAGGACTCCTGGAGTTCTATTTTTTTGACTAAATACTGTCAATAAAAGGTAAAACAATATGGCCCTGACCAAACCACGTGCGTATCAAATTTATGATATAGATTACAAACAGGCCACTCGTGTGGTCACTGTGACCAACATAACATCGTTGACCACTGCGGCCCCTAACAATGTTGATGGCGTCATGCTGTCAGTCAACGACAGAGTCTTGGTTACCGGACAGACTGATCAAAGCCAAAACGGTATCTATGTGATAGTCACTACCGGTTCTGGTTCAAATGGCGTCTGGGCCCGCAGCAACGATACCAATGCCACTGGCGAATTGCTGGCCGGTACCATAGTCATGGTTACCGAAGGTGTGATCTACGCCGACACACAATGGAAACTGATCACTGACAATCCAATCACGATTGGAACCACGTCTCTGGTATTCACACAGAACTACTATGCCAATGTGCTACATGCCGGTACCAGCAATGTCACGGTATACAGCAATGCCAATGTGACCATAACAGCCGCAGGAATAGCCAATGTGGCCACGGTGGCCACAGATGGTGTGTACGTGATTGGCAATGTGAGTGCCAGTGGCAATGTGATCGGCGGCAACGTGATCGCAGTGTCTGGATTTTTGGGCAACAACATCAGTGTGTCTGGAAATGTGACCCTGGGCAACCGACTGGATTGGACCAGCAATGGCAACAGCGCAGTCTATCAGGTCTACAATGCCAGCACTGGTAGTCTCGACACTATTTTTGGATAATGCATGTCTACATTAGCAACACGGCTGACCGCAGATGGCGTATTCCTTACCAATGCCTACTTTGACGAAATCACCCAATCCTGGGTCAGCATAAGTCCTGGCGCGGTGTATGCAGGTCTGTTTGATGAAGTTTTTCTGTCGGCTGGCAGCCTGTTGTTTTCGGGATCCACCGATTATCTTTACGGTACTAACAGTGTTTTTAATATTGGCACACCTGGCACAGCCTGGACATTTGAAACCTGGATATATCCTACCACAGCCGGTGCGGTATTCAGCATCGGAGATGGCACACAGTACGGACAGAGTTTTGCTCTAGACTGGGGTGTCACAGCCACCGACAAATTTACCTTTAGACAAGGCGATGGCTCTGCTTATCCAGTCTCAATCACCAGTTCTGGTACCTACACCAGTGGATCCTGGTACCATGTGGCTGTGACCTGTACCGTTACTGGACTACGGGCCATTTACATAAACGGGATTGACAGTGCCAGCTATATGACATCAAACGCCATGAGTTTGGCCGACCAATGGGTAGTCAACGGATTTTACGACAATGCTGGCCTGGGTAACAGTGGGTCGGTTGCACACATCAGCAATCTACGTTTGATGGTTGGCGTTGCATTGTACACAGCCAATTTTACACCGCCCTATGCACCCTTGGTAGCTGTGTCTGACACACAACTGTTGCTGTGCATGCCCAACAACGGTGGTGCGTTTACAGACAGCAGTGCCAACGGATTCAAAATTCAGACCCATGGAACCCCGCAACAGACTGTTTCGAAACCCTTTGTACTAAATACTGCGAAGAGAGAATTGAGCTCGGGGACGTTACAGGTTTCTGGCTATTTTGACGAACAGTCAGGAATAACTTAAAAAAAGGAAGAAATAAAATGGCTAAACTGCTATCAGGAACCACCATATACGGTAATGCGGTCGTACAAACCTACATTACCGTCACAGGCAACGTCATCGGCGGTAACGTATTAGTTACCAGTGCTGGACAGATTAGTACAGCTGGCAACGTCTATGCTGGCAATACAATTATAGCTGGATCAGAATCGGTTGCTGGAAACATAACTGGTGGTAACATACTGTCGGGCGGTTTACTCAGCATCGCTGGTAATATTACCGGTGGAAACATACAGACAGCCGGGCAGATATCGGCCACAGGCAATATCACAATACCACAAGGCAATTTCTTTATTGGTAATGGTAGTCAATTAACAGGCGTAACAGCGTCGAGTGTAAATGCCAATTCTCTCACTGGCAACACAATAAATTCAGGTGTCATTAACTCCAGTTTACAAAACTTTGGGCTGGTTACAGCAATCAGCGCCACAGGTACTATCACTACCACAGGTAACGTGATTGGTGGTAACTTGGTCACCGGTGGTTTGATAACATCGGTTGGCAATATCACCGGCGGCAACATCATCAGTTTGGGCGCAATCACAGCCACAACCACTGTAAATGCAGCAGGCAATGTCACTGGCGGCAACATACTCACAGCCGGACAAGTAAGTGCTACTGCCAACGTCACTGGCGGCAATGTGCTGACAGCAGGACTGGTAAGTGCTACTGGCAACGTAACTGGCGGCAATATTACCACAGCTGGTGCTATAACAGCAACTGGTACCATTATTTCATCTGCCAATATCACTGGTGGTAATTTGATAACAGGTGGATTGGTCAGCGTTGGCGGTAATGTAAACAGTGCTGGTGTAAACACTGGCGATATCAGCCAAACTGGTAATTTATATGTTGGTGGTAATGCAAATATCATTGGTAATTTGAATGTTCAAGGCAATGTAACATTTGTCAACAGCAATGTGATCACTGTAAATGATCTCTATATTGAACTGGCCAACAACGTCACCACCTATGCCAATGCCAATGCAGCTGGTTTAGCAGTTGGACCAACAGGTAACAGCCTGTTCAACTGGCAGTATCTCAACTCAGCCAATGCTTGGTCAACCAACATTGGCATCAGTGCTCAAGGCAATGTAAACGGCGGAAATGTGATCACAGGTGGTTTGATAACAGCCACCGGCACTATATCTGGTGGTAACATCAGTACAGCTGGTTATGTAAGTGCTGCAGGCAACATCTATGGCGGCAATTTGAGCGTGACTGGCAGTATCAACTTTGCCACAGTGACAGGTACTACAATTTCAGTAACCGGCAACGTGACGGGTGGAAACTTGTTGACAGGTGGTGGTATAAGTGCTGCTGGACAGATTTCGGCCACAGCCAATATCACCGGTGGCAACATATTGACAGCAGGACTAGTAAGCGCCACGGGTGCCATCACTAGTGGTGCTAACATCACAGGCGCCAACATACTCACAGCCGGCTTAGTAAGTGCTACTGCCAACGTGATTGGCGGCAACGTGCTGACAGCTGGTTTGATCAGCGCAACTGGTACTATTACCAGCAACGCCAACATTTCGGGTGCCAACGTTAATACAACAGGGCAGGTAAGTGCTACTGCCAACATCACTGGTGGCAACTTGTTGACAGCAGGTTTGATCAGTGCTACGGGTGCTATAACCAGCGCAGCTAACATCACTGGTGGCAACGTGCTGACAGGTGGTTTGATCAGTGCCACAGGGGCTATCACAGCTGCCAATATCACTGGTAGCAACTTTAACACAGCAGGCCTAATCACAGCAACTGGCAACATCACTGGCGGCAACATAAACACAGCTGGACAAGTGATTGCTACTGCCAACATAACTGGTGGTAACTTGTTGACAGCTGGCACAGTTAGTGCTGGTGGCGATGTGGCCGGCAACAATATATTGGCTGGCGGAAATGTCAGTGCTGTGGGCAACATTATTGCAAACACCGGCAGTTACTTTATAGGTAACGGTAGTCAGTTGACTGGTGTAACTGCAAGCAGTGTGAATGCCAACAGTTTAACCGGCAATACCATAAATTCAGGTGTTGTTAATTCCAGTTTGACCAATTTTGGTTTGGTCACAGCAATCAGTGCCACAGGCACAATCACTACCACAGGTAACGTGATTGGTGGCAATGTACTCACAGGCGGTTTGATCAGTGCTACAGGTGCCATAACCAGTGCGGCCAATGTAACCGGTGGTAATGTACTCACAGCAGGCTTGGTAAGTGCAGGTGGCAACATTTATGCACAAAACATCAGCGTAAGCGGCAACATCACTGGCAACATCAGCTTTGATACCACTATCAGTGCTGCCGGTAACATCATTGGTGGCAATTTACTGACAGCTGGTTTGATAACAGCCACAGGCACCATAACTGGTGGAAATGTAAGCACTGCTGGCTATGTGACTGCTACTGGCAACGTGACCGGTGGTAATATTAACACAGCCGGACAGGTCAACGCAACTGCCAACGTAACTGGTGGCAACATACTCACAGCAGGACTAGTAAGTGCCACAGGTGCCATAACCAGCGCAGCCAACGTGACTGGTGGCAACATACTCACAGCTGGACAAGTAAGTGCCACTGCCAACGTAACTGGTGGCAACATAGCCACAGCTGGTCAGGTGACAGCAACTGGTAACATAACAACCAGTGCATACTTGAATTTGGCCAACAGTGCCAATGCAAGCGGCCCAGGTGGACACATAACTTACAACACCAGCTTACAAAGTATAGACTTTACATTCGGTTAATAAAGGAACCCAATTATGACATTTTTAGCCGCTAGACTATACAATTCTGGAAACCTGTTGATAGCTAACACCATCCAGTTTGATGAGACTACATACAGCAATGCTCATATCGCTAACAGTGCCTGCTATGCAGGCCTGTTTGATGAGGTAACAGGAACTGGAAATGTAGCGTATAGAATCACCAACACTGGAACAATGCTGGTATCGGGAATATTTGACGAGTATACTGGCATAAGTTAAAGGTACTATGGCCAAATTACAAAGTGGAACCACGGTATATGGTAATGCCACGGTTAACACATATCTAACAGTCGGAAGTTATGCTTCTGTTTCTGGTAATGTGTATGCTGGCAACACCGTTGTTACCGGATCTGAAACAGTCACCGGTAACATTGTTGGTGGTAACATACAGACACTGGGGCAAATTTCAGCCACCGGCAATATCACAGTCAATGCCAGCGGTTACTTTATCGGCAACGGTAGCCTGTTGACCGGTGTACAATCCAGCAACGGCGGTAACCTTGTTGTTTTGCAACGCACCGGCAGCTTGAAAGTGCCTATTGTGTATGGTTATCTATTGGTCATGGGTCGCGCTGGAAATGTACAATGCCCGATTGTCGCATAAATACAAGATACTAGGACAATACCATGGCAAATAGATTTCCGTTAATAGCTAATGCAACAGCTGATCAAATACAAGAACTGGCCAGTGGGGATTTTTTAGATCTCAGCCAAAGCGGCATTGCCAACAGTGGCAATATCACCGTGGCCAGTGGCAGTTTCTATTTTGGTAACGGCAGCCAGCTCACTGGAGTCATAGCTGCAGATTCTGGTTTTCCAATCACAGCTGGCACTAGCAATTTAAACGCACCATCCAACGGCAACATCACGGCCACAATAGGCGGTACTGGTGTAGTGGTCTGGGCCACTACCGGCGAATACGTTACTGGTCTTATATCAGCATCGGGCAATGTGACCGCTAGTCAATTTAATGGATCTGGTGCAGGACTGACCAGTATACCAGGTGCCAATGTGACAGGCACAGTGGCCAATGCCACTTACGCAACATCAGCAGGGTCAGCAGTGGGCACTGCAGCCACGGTAACTGTCAATGCACAACCAAACATCACTTCAGTTGGTACCTTGACATCAGTAACATCGTCGGGTCTTGTATCAACCACAGGCAACATAGTTGGTAGCAATATTATAACCAGCGGAAGTGTGTTGCCCACAGCCAATGCCACACAAGACCTAGGATCACCCACATTACAATGGGCTCACCTTTATGTCAGTGGTAACAGTATCTATCTTGGCGGCGGTGCTCTTACTGCCAATGCTGGTCAGCTGTCTTTTTCTGGAAATGCTGTAGTCACAGCCAATGCCACAGGCGTTTCAAGCACAGTGGGAAATGTGGCTATCAGCGGCAATGTGCAAGGTGGCAACATACTCACAGCTGGCTTAGTAAGTGCCGGTGCCAATATCACAGGCGGCAACATACTTACAGCTGGATCAATCTCAGCCACTGGCAATATCACTGGCAATTATATTATTGGTAACGGCAGCCAATTAACCGGTGTAACTGCAAGCAGTGTGAATGCCAACAATTTGACTGGCAATACTCTTGCTAGTGGTGTAATCAACTCCAGCTTGACAAATTTTGGTCTAGTCAGCTCAATCAGTGCTACTGGTACTATCAGTACTGGCGGCAACGTACAAAGTGGCAACGTCCTAACTGGTGGTTTGATCAGTTCAACTGGCAACATAACCGGCGGCAATGTTGGTGCTACTACTATAACTGCAACCACAGTAACAGCAAGTGGCAATGTGTATGCTGGAAATCTTGTCAATTCGGGCAGTTCTAGTATAACCGGAAATATCACAGCTGGCAACATACTTACAGCAGGCTTGATAAGCGCCACTGGTACAGTAACCGCTAGTCAATTTAATGGATCTGGTGCAGGCCTGACCAGTATACCGGGTGCCAATGTGACAGGTACAGTGGCCAACGCCACTTACGCAACATCGGCAGGGTCAGCAGTGGGCACTGCAGCCACCGTGACAGCCAATGCACAACCAAATATTACATCGGTTGGCACACTTACATCAGTAACATCATCGGGCTTGATTTCAACCACAGGTAATGTGGTTGGTAATTATATCTTGGGCAATGGTGCACTTTTAACTGGTGTGATCACCAGCGTGGCCAACATCAACAACGGTACCAGCAATGTGACCGTGACTGCGTCGGGCGGCAATATCACTGTGGGCGTAAGTGGTGTGGGCAATGTGGCGGTATTTGCTCCAACTGGAGAATATGTAACTGGTATAGTCAGCGCCTCGGGCAACATTGTTGGAGGCAATATATTAACAACTGGATTGATTAGCTCAACTGGTAATGCTATACACGGCAACATACTTACAGCTGGGTTAATTAGCTCAACTGGTAATATTATTGGTGGTAACATCGCTACGGCCGGGTTGATTAGCTCAACTGGTACAGTAACCGCTAGTCAATTTAATGGATCTGGAGCTGGCTTGACCAGTATACCAGGTGCCAATGTGACAGGCACAGTGGCCAATGCCACTTACGCGGTCAGTGCTGGATCAGCAGTGGGCACTGCAGCCACCGTGACAGCCAATGCACAACCAAACATAACATCAGTTGGTACCTTGACATCAGTAACATCGTCGGGCTTGATTTCAACCACAGGGAATGTGGTTGGGGCCAATATCAACACAACTGGGTTGGCCAGCGTTGGAGGCAATTTGTATGTGGGCGGTAGCGCCAACATTATTGGCAACCTGAACGTACAAGGCAATGTCACATTTATCAATTCAAATGTAATCACAGTCAACGATCTCTACATCGAATTGGCCAACAACGTCACTACCTATGCCAATGCCAATGCAGCTGGTTTAGCAGTTGGACCAACAGGCAGTACATTATTTAATTGGCAGTATCTCAATTCGGCCAATGCTTGGAGCACCAACATTGGCATTACTGCCACCGGTAACATAACCGGTGGCAACATACTTACAACTGGGTTGATCAGTGCTGCTGGCAATCTTGCAGGTGGCAACCTGTTGTTGACAGGCACTATTAGTACATCAGGAACCAGTCAAGCAGCCAGCTACAGTGCCAGTGGCAACATAACCGGTGGCAATATAAACACAGGTGGAGTAGTTAGTGCCACAGGTAACGTTTATGTGGCTAATCTAATCAATAGCGGATCTGAAACCGTCACCGGTAACATAACCGGTGGCAATATAAACACAGGTGGACGTGTTACAGCAGTTGGTAATGTTATAGCAGCCGGGTTCCAGTATGCCAATGGGACGCCTGTACAAGGATCGGGCGCACAAGGTACTACGGGTACTACTGGATCGCAAGGAACAACAGGAAGCCAGGGCACTGCTGGAACAAATGGCAGTCAAGGAACAACAGGCACACAAGGCACAGTCGGAACACAAGGTACTGTGGGTGCTCAAGGTACTGTGGGTGCTCAAGGTACTGTGGGTGCTCAAGGTGCTACAGGCTCAGCAGGAAGCCAGGGCACTGTAGGAGCTCAAGGTACTGCCGGAACAAATGGCAGTCAAGGTACAGCTGGAACAAATGGCAGTCAAGGAACAACAGGAAGCCAAGGTACTGCTGGATCAACAGGTAGCCAAGGTACAGCTGGAACAAATGGTAGTCAAGGAACCACAGGTACCACAGGTAGCCAAGGTACTGCTGGATCAACAGGTAGCCAAGGTGCCACAGGCCCAAGCACAGCAATCAATGCCACCGCAGTCACAACTGGTACATTTTATCCAGTATTTGTGGCTAGTGCTGGGTCAAATCAAACTCCCAGCGTGCGGACCACTGCCACAGCATTCAGCATCAATGCTGCTACCAATGTGCTCACAGTCACAGCAACCACAGCGCAATATGCCGACTTGGCAGAATGCTACGCAGCCGATACCGACTACGAACCAGGCACAGTTATGGTATTTGGTGGTGCCAATGAAATCACTATCAGCAATTCTGCTAGCGATCCTGCCATAGCTGGGGTGGTATCTACCGAACCAGCACACCTCATGAACGGATTCCAGAGCGGAGAAAATGTGTTGCCAATTGCCCTGGTTGGTCGCGTGCCGTGTCGGGTGGTTGGACCCATAGTCAAAGGTGATCGACTTGTAACTGGAACTGTTCCAGGAACAGCAGTCAAATTGGATCCGGCGCAGTACCAACCCGGTTGTCTAATCGGTAAAGCCCTACAAGATTACGACAGTGCCACGCCAGGTGTGATTGAAATATCCGTAGGTCGCGCCTGATCAAAGAATAATGTATACTGGCATTTGTCGTCATAAATGCTAGTATACATGAACTTATCCCAACAAATTGCCCAGTCGGGTCTGGTAAAATCCAGTCTAGATCGAGGTGGTAGCATACATCCCTTGATCATACCCAGTGAATTGACCAATGGAACCGGGCTCATGAATCCCAGTATCTATCTAGACGGAGACCAGTTGTTGGTCAACATACGTCATGTCAACTATACCCTTTACCATTCCGAGCAAAAACGATTCCAACACAGATATGGACCTTTGCAATATCTGCATCCTGAAAATGATCGCAAACTACGGACCTGGAACTATTTTGGCGTACTAAATCCAGATCTTGCTCTCAAACAGATCACGGCCGTGGATACTACCCGTCTGGATGTGGAACCCATATGGGAGTTTGTAGGCCTAGAAGATGCACGCCTGTTTCGTTGGGACAACAAGATGTTCCTGAGCGGAGTCAGACGAGACACTACCACAAACGGCCAAGGCAGGATGGAACTGAGCGAGCTATCGGTCAAGACCAATATTGTGCGAGAAATCAAACGCACTCGTATTCCGGCACCGGGAGCCAACGCCAGCTATTGCGAAAAGAACTGGATGCCGATCTTGGATCAGCCCTATCACTATGTCAAGTGGTCCAATCCTACCGAAGTAGTTAGGTTTGACCCGGCCACCGGAATCACAGAAACAGTGCATCTGGATGAAACCAAATTTATCAGTGGTCAGCCCGATTTCCGCGGCAGCAGCCAGGTCATACCCTATGGCGATCTTTATTTGGCACTCATACACGAAGTGGATCTGTTCAAGAGCGAGCATGGTGAAAAAGATGCCAACTACAAACACAGATTCTTGGTCTGGGACCGATCGTGGAACATAGTCAAATTCACCGACGCATTTACATTCATGAATGCCGATATCGAGTTTTGTTGCGGTGCTGCTTTTGTGGGAGACGATCTTTTGTTGAGTTTTGGATTCCAAGACAACGCAGCATTCATCTTGCGTATGCCTAAAACTGTGTTGCGTGAATATCTAGGAGTGTGATCATGTTTGCACAGCGACTACAACAATATATCAACAACCACAATGACTCAATGGCCAATTTTGCACTGGCACAGGAATACGAACAGATGGGCCAGACTGGTGCCGCTATCAGTTTTTATCTGCGTGCAGCCGAACGTAGCACAACTGATCTCGAGCAGTACGAATCCTTGATCAGGATGGCCTTGTGCTTTGAACGACAAAAAACTCGTGATGACACCGAGAAAGTGATCTTGCAAAAGGCTATCACGCTCATGATCGATCGTCCTGAAGCCTATTTCCTGCTCAGTCGCCTGCATGAATTCAATCGAGAATGGCACGAAAGCTATACCATGGCCTGTGTGGGTCTGCATGCGGCTCGGTTTGATCTTGACCCGTTAAAGACTGACACTCAGTATCCAGGACAGTACGGTTTGATTTTTCAAAAGGGTGTGGCCTCATGGTGGGTAGGGCTGTGTGAAGAAAGTCGACAGATCATGCACGATCTCAAGTTTGGACATCGGATGAATGATCTGTTTCGATCGGCTGTGGATAGAAATTTGGGCAACATAGGCTGGCCCAACACACGAACAGATTACAAACCCGAATTGGCATCACGTGCTCGTGCGCCATTTGCAGGACTGGATCAACTGCAACACAATCATGCACAAAGCTACCAGGATCTATTTGTGTTGTCAGCCACCGGCGGCAAGCGCAATGGTCGATATTTGGAGATTGGCTGTGCTGAGCCATTTGACAGCAACAACACAGCCCTGTTAGAAACCAAATTTGGCTGGACCGGGGTCAGCATGGACATCAACCAACAAGTGGTCGAACAGTTCATGCGCGAACGTGACAACCTGGTATTTTGCCTGGATGCCATGCGTGTGGACTATGCCAAGTTCTTGCTCACTGTGGGATTCAGTGGAGATTTTGATTACCTACAGGTCGACTGTGATCCGCCCAGCCACTCGTTCGCTATTCTACAACGTATTCCGTTTGATACTGTGAGATTTGCCACCATAACTTTTGAGCACGATTACTACGTGGACCCCAGCATAAGAGATCTTTCCAGGAAATTTTTACTCGGCAAAGGTTATGTGCTAGCAGCCGGTGATATAGCATACAACCACACGCACAGCTACGAGGATTGGTGGATCCATCCAGATTTGGTTGACCCAATCATACAGCAACAGTTGATAGATCGCAGCGATCAAATCAAACACGCCAGAGATTACCTGTTCCCCACAGCTAAATAATAGCAAAGGGGAATCGCATGGATGCAAAATACCGTACAGATTATGCTGGCGAGTTCGTTATCACACATACTCGTTGGGCCGGTCGCAAACGTGAAGAGACCAGAGAATGGATAGCCAATCCAATTGAAAATCATCACATCAGCGGTCGTGCAGTCTGCATTGGGCACACTTCAGAGCGTGAATATTTTGATTACACTAGATTACAACGCCATCGCGGCGGACTGCTGGGATCAAAAAAATTACAAACCTACGGAGTTGGTGCAATAGCTCACGAGATGCCATTGGATTTTGCCGTCGACACCACCACAGACGGACTAGCTAAACTGTTAGAATCCGGCTACGCAGAAAAAAATATTGTGTATACCAATGCCAGGAACTGTATACAGCATCCAGAAAAATTTTATCTGATACCGTACAAACCTCAACTGTTGGACATTGCTATCATTATGTATCTGGCAGCATTTGATGGACACAGTGAAATATTCATGCTGGGTTATCATAAAGAAACCGACACCGGCTCCAACAGATGGATCGAACAGATCACATCCGTGATACAGGCCTATTCAGGAACGCAATTCACATTTGCAGGCGAACCCACCAACATGCCCGATGCTTGGCTGGATCAGCCCAACGCACGGGCGTTAAATTATAGAGATTTTATAGGCTACTGCGACATTTGAATCTGCGATTCAATCAGCTGTATTTTGTCTTGCACAGTGTCAAAATTCACAGTGCTCCACAAGCCCGGATGCAACGGTTTGGGCCAACGCCCGCTGTCGATCCAGGCCCAGCCCACGTGCTCGTCGTTGAGTACCGGGGTAAATTCTTCTGCGACGCTACAAAAAAATGTATGATAAGCAAACGTCAGATCGGCTGTGGTGAATTTTTCTAACGGGACCAATTTGAGATAGTGGGGCATACAGCCCAGTTCTTCGCGGCATTCACGCTCGATAGTTTCAATCAAGGTTTCACCAGATTCGCAACGTCCCCCTGGCAGGCCCCAGGTATCCGGATGTTTGGTATCGTTCCTCATCAGATAAAGATAGCGTCTGGTGGCTATGCTGTAAAACCATATGCCTACAGCAGTTACAATACCAGAGTCCATAGGCCTCCCTTGTACAAGCCCTGGTAGCTCTTGACCCAGGCTTGGCCAGTCCATCTATATTGCAGTTCTGTGGTAATGTTGGTCACATATTGATAGTTTTCGGGACTGCTGGCGCTGTCAAAAGAAATGGTCCACCTGGCTCCGTCCCATTCAATAATGTCGTTGGCTTGGGCCACCATGGGTGCCCCTGAGGTACCGGACCATGCGGCGGCATGTTGATTGTATGGATCATCCCAGTCACCACTGCTCTCGGTCAGTAGATAGCGAGTTCCTATCGCAGGTTCGGGCAATCCAGTTCCGGGCCCGCTCAACAGCGGATTGATCACAGCATCGATCGCAGTCAGGGTATCAGCTGGTACAGTATCGATATTGGTACTGTACAGCAGATATCGATCATCGGTTGGGTCGTAGGTCACAGTACCAATCACTTCGGTTCCGTCGGGCTGTTCTAGACTGATGTAGCTGATTCCGGGCCGCAGAGTACCGTATAGTCCAATCACGGCCGACCAAGTCAGATTGGTATCAGGATTATCGGGCGCTGTCAGGCTGGCATTGCTCTGATCAACCACAACAGGTTCGGGCAATACCTGTAACTGATTGTTGATCAGTACCACTTGATAGTTGTAAGGTGTTATGGCCATTCTGGTACCCAGCAATAGGTCATTGTCGGTCACTGCCAGACTGGCATCGCCGTTGGCATCATAGATACTGGCTATTATTCTTTCAACCACACCCAGTTTCTTGACCTTGGCTGGACTGGAGATCCACATGGGTAGTTTGAAAGTCAGAGTAGCTATGTCTATGGGGTTGTCGGTACCAACTGGTATCACACGACTACTCCAGTTCACATCATCTAGATAAACTGTGGTAAGACTGGTCCAATCTATATAGTTGTCGGTGCTTTGTATTTCCAGACTGGGATTAAACAATACCAAGATCTGTTCCAGCAGTTGCATTTTTTGATTGGTGTTTGACGTCCACATGTCCAATTTCAATGTCAGTTCAAACGGAACTGGCATGAGTCTGTCTATAGTAAACGCATTACCTTGTGTGGTATCATAGGTGTTGGTCACACTATCATAGGTGCGTTGTCGGACATTGATGGTGCCAACAAAATTGGGTTCTTGTATCATGGCCCTGTTGTATTTGAGATCGGTTATGTAAAACGTCATCAACGGCGTGCTGGGCAGTTCACTGGCTGAATTTTGCTGTATGATGGTTTGTGCCTGGCGACTGCTGTCACCGTAGCGTACTGGCACACGCACTAGAGTATCATTTTTTCCGTCCTCGTTGCGTCCGTATTCGACCTGGAAATTGCTAAAGATCCTGGCGAACTGCAACATGAATCGTCTGATCTGCGCATCATAAAAAAACTGTGTTACGGCCATGATATTCCTAGTATGAAGGTGGTGGGTTGGGCGGCAAATTACCTCCCTGATCACCATTGTCGGCCAAGGGCCGCAAGATCTGGCTGAGACTTTGACGACTTGGTATATTGCCCAGATCTGTGGTTGGTACAGTGTATGTATTGTTCACAAAGCTGTTGCGTTGAGTTTGTGCAGCCGGAGCCAGGTCAAGATCGGTCCTGACAGCACTTTCTATGGCAACCCATCGGGCACCATCATAGCGGAACAGTCGATTGGGAAAATAGTCCAGTCTGAGCGCATAGGCACCAATCACTGGGTTGGGCGGAAAACTCACACCCGGGGTTACCGGAAGACCGTTGGGTGGCAACAGATAACCGGTATCAGGATCGTATCCGCCGGTCAAATAGCCCATGGTATAACCAAAACTGCCAGGAGTTTCGCCTATGCCGGTCTGTGTGGTACCAGCACCAGTGTTGTCATCGGATGCCAGCAAGCTGTCTCCGCCGGGCTGGCCATACGCTGTGGTTGGCAGTATATAAAATTTGGTGTTGTCATATCCGCTGAATGGCACATCTGCTTGTGCCTGTGCCAACAATGCATCATTGATTGAAAGATCTTTGGGACGGGTACTCATCTGATCAGCCACTGTGGTGGGGTTGGTAATGGGTGTCCAGTACGGTTGTCCAGTACCAGGATTTACAGCATCGATCGCTGTGCCGGGCGGTACATTGCCCGCAGCTCGATAGTAACTGTCACCATCATTCACGATATCGCCTCCGGGATAAAAGTTTCCAGGATCCCAGATATTATCGGGCATAAATGGCTTGTTGGTGATCTGATTAAATTCCTGTGCATTGACCATGGGGGTGGCCTTGACTCGCCACAGATGTGGTAACCAGGTCTGGCTGAATCCTTCTTGAGCATAGTTAGCGTCTTGTATCACATAATATCTGGGCAACGGAAGCGGTATGGTAGGATCCAACGGATAGTAATCTTTGAGATTGGGCAGTTCTAACACATCGCCCGACATCAGTTTACGACCAAAAGCATCCAGCATGTAGTTGTAATGAAACGTGATAAACAAAGTATCATTGTTCATGAACAGGCCAAATTGCGTGAGATCAAAATCAATATCCTGTTGTCGGTACACACCGCGCATGACATAAACATCGGGCTCATAGGCTCGATCTCGGTTTTCCAACAACAGTAGATCTTCTATGAACAAGGGATTGGTAGTATCGTAGACCGGTAAAGTGGCATCGTTGTTGCCAGGATTTGGGCTGTTGTCCACGATGGGACCGGCATATTTGTGTATATAAATGTCCAGACCACCCACTGTGAACTGTTCCTTGATTGTGCGATCAAAGAACTGATAATCAGCCGTCCGGTTCGGCCTGTACATGGATAATCTTGGCATAGTAGTGTATTTACCGCGTTGTTTGACCAAAAACACCGATCAGTCATAAAATAATGTATGGACAATCAATTGACACAACGCAAAGAACAACTCACACAGCAGATTCTGCGTGTGTCCAATCGCCGCGCTCGTAACGATCTGCTCAAAATGATGAAACCGGTCGAATCGGCTCTTTCAAATCTAGATCGCGAAAGTGTGGAATGCCGTCGCCTAAATCGTACCACTTCCCGATACCAAGACCTGGACCTGGCAGCCAAACACATGATCAACACACTCGAACAGTACCTGACTTTTGCGTGCCTGATAGGTGATTGACTATAAATCACAATCCAGGTATAATAACAACTGCTCTCTATAAAAAATACATTATGGTCAAAATTCAAAAATCTCATGACACGCAGACAATCAAGCCGTTGAATCCCAAAAGTGCCGACGTCAAATATACCGGTGGCGAGCCCACCTGGACGCAAACTCGGACCGATGGCGACCGAATCAGTGCTATGCTGAAAGCATTTGCCTGGTACAACTACCACTACGACAAAAAAGATGCCAAAGGCATGATAGTGTCTTGGCTGGAACGTAGAGACCGATCTGTCGAAGCCAAGACACTGTCGGGTATTCCAGACAGTCGCATACGATCAACCACGGCCTGGGTATGCAGGATGAACGTGGCTGGACTGGAATTGACCGAACCCGAACTGGCCGTGATGGAATCCGAAATAGCCGGCATGTTGCGGGTCAAACAGGAAGTGATACGCACCGTGACCGAAGCTGAAACAGCTCAGGCACGTCTGACCATACAGGATCACTTGCGTGAACGAGCCAGTGAATGTGCCGGTGAACTGGAGGGCATGTTTGATGAATTTGTCACGCAGGGGGCAAAAATGAGTGCTGACTTCAAACCCATGGCACAGATACGTGGCATGAATATAGCACCGCAAATGACCGGTGCCATAGCCAATCGCTGGCGAGATCGCCTGAGTGAATTCCAATCAGTGCTGGAAGGTCGAGATGGTGACCTGGTCGAAGGTTATAGCCATCTGACCAAACTACAACTCAAAAACTGTGTGAAATTTTGCGAAACTGTGATCAACGACTGCGCCAGCTATGTACAGATCAAGAAAGTTGAACGCAAACCCAGAGCCAAACGAGCTGTCAGTGCAGAAAAACTCAGTTCAAAGTTTAAATATCTCAAAGAGTTTGCCGAACTCAATTTGACATCGGCCGCACCATCTTGTTTGGTCAACGCCACTGAAGCTTGGTTGTACGATACCAAGAAACGCAAACTGATACATGTGGTGGCTGACAGCCATGTGGGCAACTTCACAGTCAAAGGCAGCAGTTTGGTGGCATTTGATTCGGCCAACAGTTCTCAAAAAACCCTAAGACGCCCGGCCGAGCAAATCAAAAGCATCGTGAGTGTGGGCAAACCGGCTGCTCGCAAAGCCTATAACGAGATCAAGAGTACCGAGATACAGTTTAATGGACGTGGCAACGAGAATCTGATCATACTCAAAGCCTGGTAGCAGGCCGTTGGCTGTATAAATATACTCATAGGAGCATGATCATGGGCATACAGTCACAAAGCACACTAGAAACACAAAAACAAGACTTATTCAAATATGTGCAGTACCAGCTGGGTGGACAGATCATAGACCTCGAGCTGGATGCCGAACACTTTGAAGCAGCCTATCAGAACACAGTGGGAACCTATCGCCAGAGATCGCAAGGCGCCTACGAGGAAAGTTACAGTTTCATGGAACTGGTGGCCAACGTCAACATCTACGAACTGCCACAAGAAGTATACAGCGTGCGACAGATCTTCCGACGCACATTTGGTGACAGTACTGGACCATTTGCCAGCAATTTTGATCCGTTCAGTCAGGCCAGTCTCAATGTGTACCTTATGAATTTCAACGTGGCTGGCGGACTGGCCACATACGATTTTTACAGCCAGTATGTGAGCTTGGCCGGGCGCATGTTTGGTGCCTACATGAACTACACGTTCAACCCAGTTACCAAAAAATTACAGCTGATACGTGACCCCAAAGCCACTGGCGAATCGGTGCTGTTATGGTGCTACAACTACAAGCCTGAATTCAACATGATGAGTGATCCGCTCATACTACAGTGGATGAGGAACTACATGGTGGGCAACTGCAAGAAAATAATCGGTGAAGCCAGAGAAAAGTTTGGTACCATAGCAGGTCCACAAGGTGGTGGTACCCTCAACGGTACTGCCATGAAAACCGAAGGACAGGCTGCCATGGACCAATGTGTTGAAGATCTTAAAAATTACGTGGATGGAGCCCAGCCAATCACCTGGGTGGTACACGGATAACCTTTTTGTTGCACTTTTCTGGTATTTTGTGTTATACTTGACACATGCCAGATCTCATGATAGACCTCGAAGGACTAGGAACCGGACCCGATACCACCATCCTGACTATTGCCGCCCAGGCATTTGATCCGTTGGGTTCGGGTTGGTTTGACACCAAATACTACGCCAGGATCACTCTGGAAAGCCAAGAAACTCGTAGCATACAGCAAGGCACCATAGACTGGTGGGCCACTCAGCCCGCGGCCGCCAGGGACGAAGCCTTCAATGAGCACGACCGCATTCCACTAGATCAAGCTCTAGACGAGCTGAAGAGCCTGATCTGGCAGAGCAAACGAGTTTGGGCACAAGGTCCCACGTATGACATGAACATACTAGAACATGCCTATAAAAGTTATGGCAAGCCCATACCGTGGCAGTTCTACAATGTGCGTGACAGCAGGACGGTGTTTGGACTATGGCCTGAACTACCCAAGCCTGCTACCACACACCATGCC